CCTTCCCGTCCACACGCGGAGGTATCACAAGTGGTTTTGATGACACGAATTGGATTTCCTGATGGGTAGCCCGTTCGCCTGGCTTGTGTTCGTGGTCACGCCGGTCGTTGCCGTGCTGGCGCTTGTGCTTGTCGGTGGCTGCGTCTGATGGGGGCGCGTGGGCCGAAGCCCAAGCCCGCTGAGGTGCGCAAGAAGGAGGGCACTTACAAGCCGTCTGAGCATGGTGAGGTTGTTGTCATCGGCGGTCGCCCGGAGTCCATGCCCGCGCCGCAAAACCTGACACCGCATGAGGTCGCCATTTGGGATGAGGTCGTACCGCCATTGCTCAGCGTGGGGTTGCTTGACCAGGTGGACACCTTCGCGCTTGAGGCGCTTGTGACCAACGTGGCCCGCTGGCGCGAGGCCGAGGAGGCAGTCAAGCGCGACGGCATGTTGGTCATGGGCAGGTTTGACCAACCACAGGCGCACCCCGCCATTGCCATCGCGCAGAAGGCGCAAGCGGAGTACCGCTCATGGTGCGCCAGGTTCGGGCTTAGCCCGAGCGACCGCATCGGGCTTGGCATGGCTGCCATCCGGTCGCGCTCGCTGAGTCAGGACTTGGCCGAGCGCATCGGCCCGAGTCCGCGAGTCAAGGCGAAGGTGAACCTGAGTGAGTGAGGACGCACAGCAGCAGGACCGCATTGCGGCATGTCCGCGTTGCGGCTGGTCCCCGGTCCCGCATGAGGTGTGCGGCGGCTGCGGGTGGAACGTCAATGAGGAAAGCACGGAGGCAAAGCATGGGCGCTGATGTAAACGCGGTGACGCTGGTGGGCAGGCTGACGCGTGACCCGGAGGTGAGGGGCACCGGCAACGTGCTTGCCATGCGGCTCGCCTTCTCGGCCACGCGCAAGGACGGCGACGAGTGGGTTGACGTGCCGCAGTACGTTGACGTTGTGACCTTCGGGCGCGGCGTGGAGGGACTGAGCAAGTTGCTCGGCAAGGGCGACCAGGTGGCCGTTGCCGGTCGCCTGTCCTGGCGCGAGTGGGAGGCCAACGACGGCAGCAAGCGGCAGTCACATGAGGTCGTGGCCGACCGCGTGCAGTTGCTCGCCAAGCCGCGTGACAAGCAGGACAGCACGCCATCGCCCGCGCCGCGTGACCCGGTGGCCGACGCGCCAGCGCCGCCGCTGCCCACCAACGATGACATTCCCTTCTAGTTGGCGACGACCGCGCCCGACAAGCCCGCCGCGTTCCCAACACAGGGCGACCACTTTGCGGACTTTTGCCGTACCTACCTGCGGCACACCAAGGGCCGGTGGGCCGGGCAGCCTGTCGAACTTGAGCCGTTTCAACTCAACCTCATGCGCGAGGTGTTGCGGCTTGACCCCGACACCGGGCGGCGCGTTTACAGGACGTGCCTGGTTGGGCTGCCGAGGAAATCGGGCAAGTCAACACTTGCCTCAGCCCTCGGGCTGTATTTCCTGGTTGCCGATGGCGAGCCGGGCGCGGAGGTCATCATTGCCGCAGGCTCGCGTGAGCAGGCAAGCATTGTGTTTGACCAAGCGCGTGGCTTCGTGGAAACGTCGCCCCTGCTCGGGGACTTTTGCGACGCGCAGCGGTTCGTGATTCTCGGCCAGGACGGCGGGGTGATGAAGCGCATTGCCGCTGATGGTCGTTTGCAGCACGGGTTGAATCCGTCCGCCATCATCGCTGACGAGTTGCACGCATGGACGACGCCACGGCAGGAGGAGTTGTACGCGGCCCTGACCACGGGTTCCCATGCCCGTGAGGAGCCGCTTACGTTCATCATCACAACGGCGGGCTACGACAAGGCCACGGTCCTTGGGCGGCTGTATGACGAGGCCGTCAGGATGAACGAAGTTGAGCGGTCGCTTGGCTTGACCATCGCCCGCGATGAGCGTGCCGGGTTCCTCATGTGGTGGTACGGGCTGCGCGAGGATGAGCCAGCCGATGACGTGGAGTTGTGGGCGGCGGCGAACCCCGCGTCGTGGATTACGACCGAGGTGCTTGCGCAGCAGGCGGCGTCACCGACGCTGGACGAACTCGCGTTTAGACGCCTTCACCTCAACCAATGGACGAAGGCCCGAGACTCCTGGTTCCCGGCAGGCCAATGGGAGTCCTTGAAGTCCGGTGCCAAGATTCCTGACGGCGCTGACGTGTTCGTCGCCGTGGACGTTGGGCTTGTGCATGACACCACCGCCGTCGCCGTGGCGCACCGCGACGAGGATGGGCGCGTCATCGTGCGTGCCCGGGTGTGGGCTGCGCGTGATGATGCGGTCGCTCACCAGGTGTTGCCTGGCGGACGCGTTGACCTGTCGGTCGTGGAGGAACACATACGCGCCATCGCACAGCGGTTCCGCGTCGTGGAGTTGGTGTACGACCCGCGCTTTTTCGACAGGTCCGCCGACATGCTGGCGGGCGAGGGCATGACGGTCGCTCCGATTGAGCAGGGGTCACGCCGGATGCTTGAGGCGTACTCGCGTTTTCATACAGCCGTGAGTGAGGCTAGGGTGACGCATGACGGTGACAAGGTGTTGGCTCAGCATGTCGAAGCCGTCCAAGGTGTGATGACTGACAAGGGCTGGAAAATCAGCAGGGCCAGGAGCCAGCGCATTGACGCGGCGGTTGCGTGCGTCATGGCGCACTACCGGGCTGAGCGCAGCGACCCTGCTGAGTACGTCCTGTCGTGGGACGACTGATGCCAGCCGCGCTGGTCATCGGCTACGGCAGGCAGGGCAAGCGTCACGCTCGCGTGCTTGGCGGCATGGGCTTCGACGTTGACACGGTTGACCCTGTGGCCGAGGGCGCGACGTTCACCGACATGGGCGAGGCGCACGACAAGGACTACGACGCCGTTGCCGTGGCCGTGCCTATCCGGTCGCTGTCGCGCATCGCCATTGACGCCATGTTCGATTTTGGCTCACCCGTGATGGTGGTGGAGAAGCCGCTTGGCGAAACCGCCGAGCAGGTTGCGCAGTTGGACAAGGCCGCGAAGTCAACCGGCACCCTGGTCATCGCGGGCTACACCGAGCGGTACAACCCTGCGGTCATGCAGTTTGAGGCGATGCTTGCCGATGGCGACCGGCCCGGCGTCGTCCATGTCGCGGCCCGGCGCTACTCCCCGGACGGTGGTGCGCCCGACGTTGACCCCATCATTGACCTTGGCGTGCATGACATTGACCTTGCCATCAGGCTCGCGCCTGGCGCGGTCACGCACGTTGACGCCGGGCAGGCACCGCACCGCTCGCGCACCTTCGTCACACTCCATGAGGACGGCAGCGCCACGGTCATTGACCTTGCCAACCGCATGGTGGACAACGAGGCCATTGACGGTGCTGAGCCGTTGGTGTCCCTGTGGGACTTCGCGCTTGGACACCCCCACGGGTATGTGTCCCTTGAGCATGAGGTTGACGTGATGCGCTGCGCGGAATACCTGATAGGTCACGCGGAGGACGTACCCGCCGCGTAAAAAGTGCGCTATTAGCGGGGAAGTCGGAAGCGTTTATACGTCGGTTCCCACACAGCGGCGGTGAGTCATGTATAACTCACTCCACAAGGAACGACGGCACGGAGGCCGACCGAAATGACCAGCATCACCGAAATCCGCTTCACCCGCATCAAGCCCGGCCTGTACGTCAGCAAGTGCGGACGTTACGAAATCGCCCGCACCATCTGGCACGACAACCCGGCACACACCGCATGGGTTCCCTACCGCGTTGACGGTAGCGGCGGAGGCATCTATGACGGTCGCTTGACTGACCGCTACGGATGCCGACTGCTGGCCGACGCCAAGGCGGTATGCCAGCGCGAGGAGCAGGTTGCCGACTTGGTTGACCGTTTCATGCAGCAGCCGACCACCATCAACGTCATCAAGTAGCAGCAGCCGACATAAGCAGGACGCGGGGGGCGCTATCAGCGCCCTCCGTCGTTGTGGGCGCTACAGTTGCCAGCGTGCGCCCTTTGCTCATCGTCCTCAACCCGCGTGACATACGCGAGTGCGTGGAGTCCATCGCCAGGCTTCCGGTGGACAAGGCGTGGCTGCGGTCGTACACGGAGGATGACCTGACCCGGGTGATACCGGAAGTCATAAGCGACGCTCATGCGTCGTATGACTACTTCCTGATTGTGCCGGATGATTGCGTTGTCAGCGCGGGCGCATTTGAGGCGGTGCTTGCACAGGCCGAGGCGCACCCTGTCGTCACCGGGTTCACGCGGCTAGACGCGACGCACCCGCTGGTCAACATCACCACGCGCCCGCTCATCGGTGACCAGCCTGTGCCTGGCGCGTATGACTTCTACTCATACGCCGACGTTGCGGCGCACGACGGGCCGACGCTGCCCACGGGCTTTGTCGGCTTCGCGCTGACCGGCATGAGCCGCGAGTTGTGGCAGCGGTTTCCGTTCCGCGCCCGGGGTCACGGGTCAACGGCGTGCTGCTCAGATTTTGACTTGTCAGTCAGGTTGCGTGACGCCGGTATCCCGATGGTCGCGGCAACGGGCGGATACGTCGAACACGTCAAAATTGTGTGGGGTGAACGGGACTGCGCCAAAGACCCGCGCAAGCGGTTGCTCATTGGTGAGCGACCGGCTGAGGTCATCTACGAGGAGGCACGGAGTTGAGAGTCATAGGACTGCTCAGTTGGTATGACGAGGCACCATCATGGCTGGCGTCAACGGTGGCGTCGGTCGCGCCGATGCTTGACCACCTGGTCGCCGTTGACGGGGCCTACGCGCTGTACCCGGACGGGCGTGCCCGGTCCGAGGCCATGCAGGCTGAGGTCATCATGCGGGCCTGCGATGGCGCGGGCATCGGACTGACGCTTCACCGACCGCAGGACCGCTGGCATGGCAACGAGACTGAGAAGCGCACCTATGCCTTCGCGCTCGCCAACGCCGAGGCCGAGGCCGGGCGCGATTGGGTATTTGTCATTGACGGTGACGACGTTGTGACCAACATCCCTGGCGACCTTCGGCCACGGCTCAAGGCCACCGAGCGCGACGCTGCCGAGGTCACGCTATGGGAACGCGAAGCGTGGATTGAGGTCGCGCCCGAGGCAGCACAGGGCTTGCCGCTTCCGCCCGTCACTCGCATGAAGCAGCGCCGTCTATACCGGGCTGCCGACAGCATCAGCGTCACCGGGTCGCACTTTGTGTACCTCGCGCAGCGCGGCGAGGAATACTCATACCTGTGGGGGCCGAACACGTTCCCGCTGGTTGAGGCAGCAGACTTGAGTGACCTTGAGGTCGAACACCGCACGCGTCACAGGGACCGTGCAAGGCGTGAGGCGGCGGCTGAGTATTACCGTGTGCGTGATGCCCTCGGCATTGAGCAGACGGGGGGGCGCATGATGGAAACCGAGAACGGTGACAAGGTGGTCGTTTAGTGGCGGACTTCCGCTGGCCGTGGCAGCGGGCCGAGGAGCCAAAGCCTGACAAGCCCGAGGAGCGGGCCGAGTGGGGCAGCAGCGCCATCCCGCTTCCCGGCATGGGTTACTTCTCCCTGACGGGCAGGCCGGTCAGTCCTGAGTCAGCGACCGGGCTGCCAGCGGTCACGGCTGCCATTCGGCTTGTCGCGGAGTCCATCGCGTCCATGCCGCTCATCGTCTATGAGGGCCAGGGGCCGACCCGTGGCCGTGCATACGACACCGAGCAGTACCGCCTACTCCATGAAATGCCCAACGCCGACCAATCGCCTTTTGACTTCATCAGCGATGTGGTCACGGCGCTTGAGGGTTTTGGCAACGCCTACATCCAGAAAATCAAGCGCAATGGGCGCGTGGTTGAACTCATCCCGATTGACCCGGAAATGGTCTATGTGTACCGGGACCGCGACACGCATGAGCGCCGCTATGACGTGATTGTCGAAAGCAAGCGGGTCACCAAACTCACGCCGTCCGACATTCTCCACATTCGGGGCATGACCCTGCGGGGTGGCCTGCTCGGCATGTCGCCCATCCAGGTTCACAAGAACGCGCTCGGCAACGCCGTCGCCATCTCGGACTTCGTGAGCCGGTACTTCGCCAATGACGCAAGCCCCGGCCTGGCGCTCAAGATTCCCGGCCAGATTACGAGCCAGCAGGCCAAGAACATTCTTGAGATTTGGCAGTCATCGCACGGCGGCGTGATGAACGCGCACCGGCCTGCTGTGCTGGCGTCGGGGGCCGAACTTGACAAGGTGCCCATCACGCTTGAGGACGCACTTGTCATTGAGGCGCAGCAGTACAACGTGCGCGAGGTGGCCCGCATTTTCAACGTGCCGCCCTCCCTGCTTGGAGCCGAGGGCACGACGAGTACCGCGTCAGCGCATGAGGAGGCTGACAGGTTTCTCAAGTTCAGCCTTGGTCCGCGACTGCGCAGAATTGAGTTGGCCTTCCGCGCTGACCCTGACCTGTTCGGTGGCACGGAGTTGTTTCCCGAGTTCCTTGTTGACTCCCTGCTTCGCCCGGACACCTCCACCCGCTATCAGGCATACCTCATTGCCAGGCAAGCGGGCATCCTCAGCACAAACGAAATCCGCGAGTTGGAGAACCGCCCGCCCATTGAGGGCGGCGACAGCGTGCAGGTCACGCCGGTCGGTGGTGCCCCGAACTTGCAGCCCGGGGCCGAGCCGCCGCCAACCGAGCAGCCGCCCGTTGACCAGCCCGAGGAGGAGCAGTAGCAATGCCGTGGCACGTTGAGGATGACAACCCCGAGTGCGGCGGCTTCGCCGTCGTCAAGGACGACACGGGTGAAGTCGTCGGGTGCCATGAGACTGCCGAGGGTGCAAACGACCAACTCACGGCGCTCAACATCGCGGAGGCCGAGGCCGATGAGGGTCGGGCGGTTGAGGATGTTGACCTGACGCCCACGGCGGAAATGCGCGACTTGGCAGCCCGTGGTGTTGAGTTGCACGAACAGGGATTGTCAGGCGACGGTATCGCACCGGCCACCGTGCGTGATGCGCGGGCCATCGCCGCTGGCGAGGCCATCAGCCCTGACAAGGTGGTGCGCATGAACGCGTGGTTTGCACGCCACCTCCCCGACCTTGACGCGCCGCAGAACTCGGACCCGGACAACGAGGACTTTCCCGGGCCGGGCGCTGTGGCCTGGTACTTGTGGGCCGGTGACCCGACCGACCCGGAGGCTGCGGGCGTTGCGTGGTCGGCACGCAAGGTGCGCGAACTTGAGGCTGAGGGCTACCGCGCCGAGGTGCGCGAGGAGGACGACGCTGATGAGCGACTTACTCCCCGGCAGCGTGCCATGTACGACAAGTACGAGTGGATTGCTGAGTTGTTTGGGCCGTGGTCAAAGGACACCGGGCCTGACGGTGCGCACTACATCAGCGAGGCTGACAACACCTTCGCGGCTGACGGAATGAACTGCGCCGCGTGCGTGTTCTATGAGCAGGGCATGTGCGAAATCGTGCAGGGCGAAATTGAGCCAGGCGGGCTGTGCAAGTTGTGGGTCATACCCGAGGGCGGGGCTGCGCCCTATAGTGACGACATGGTTGACGACTCAACTGACATTGAGCAGCCCACGGGCGACGACATGCCTGACGCCGAGCGGTCACACATTCGCGGCGGCGTGGAGTGGCGCGAGTCGGGCGCGGGCAAGCAGTACCGCGTGATTCGCGGATACGCCGCCGTGTGGAACAGCCGCAGCGAGGACTTGGGCGGGTTCGTTGAGGTGCTTGAGCCTGGTGCCTTTGAGGAGGCGCTTCGCGGCAACCCTGACGTGGCCCTGCTGTACAACCACGACGACGCGACCATCATGGCCCGCACGACCGCTGGCACCCTTGAGTTGGCCGAGGACGAGCGCGGCCTTCGCGTGTGGGCGCGTGTTGACATGAACGACCCGGACGTTGCCCGCATGGTGGGCAAGATGAACGCGGGCAACGTGTCGCAGATGAGTTTTCGGTTCACGCTCAACAAGGGCGGGGACGAATGGGACACCTCCAACGGGACGCCGCTGCGCACCATTAGGCGCGGCGGCATCAAGCGTTTGTACGAGGTGACCGTCACACCATTTCCCGCATACCCGGAGTCCAAGGCTTCGGTGTACGAGCGGGCCATTGAGTCGGGCCGCTTGCCTTCCGCAAGGGCCGAGGACACCGCCGCGCAGGACAACCCTGCGGACGGTTCCGCTACCGAGCCGCGTGCCGATGGCGCGGGCGAGGATAGGCGTGCCGAGGTGGCACGCGTCCGGGCATCCCTGTGGGCTGCCCGTTTGTCCAAGCACCGCAAGAACAGGAGTGTGCAGAAATGAGCGACCTGATTGACGCTCGCAAGGCGCACGCCGAGGCCATTGACGCGATGGCTGAGGCGGTTGACGCCCTGGCTTCGCCCGCTGAGGACGCGGACATTGACGCCCTTGAGGCGCGTTGCCGCGAGGCCGAGGTTGAGGTTGAGCGCCGTAGCAAGATGATTGAGCGCCTTGAGCGCATTGAGGAGGCCCGTGCCGCCGCGCCCGTGCTGACCTCGGACCAGGAGCCGCGCAACGTCGTGGTGACCCGTGACGAGCCGGTGTACCGGCCCGACGCCAAGGTGTCGTTTTTCCGTGACCTCATCACGGCAAAGAATGACCGCGACGCCGCTGAGCGCCTTCACCGTCACAAGCAGCAGACGGAGGAGTCCCGTGACGTGTCCTCCTCGGGCAACGGGTACATCCCACCCGTGTATTTCCCGAACTTGGAGGCAGGATTTCCTAGGCCCGGACGGCCCTTCGCGGACGCTACCCCGAAGGCTGCCCTCCCCTCGGTTGGGACTTCGTTCACGCTGCCGAAGTTGAGCGGTGGCGCTGCCGTCGCCGCGCAGACTGATGGCGGCAACGTGCAGGAGACTGACCGGACCACCACGACTGTCACGACGTATGTGCGGACCGTGGCCGGGATGGTTGACATTAGCCAGCAGTTGCTTGACCGCTCGGACCCGTCGTTCGACGCGGTGATTTTCCGCGACCTCATCAACGCCTACGACTCCGAGTTGGACCGTCAGATGTTGGTGGGTTCGTCAAGCAGCAACGAGCATGTCGGCCTTGCGAACGTGTCGTCCATCAACACCGTGACGTACACGTCGTCCACGCCCACCGCCGCTGAGTTGCTTCCCAAGATTTATGACGCGATTCAGAAGGTGGCGTCCAACCGCTACGCCTACCCCACTCACATCATCTGTCACCCCGCAGGGCGGCGATGTTGGCGGCGGGCCTCAGTACCAGCAGCCCGCTGTTCCAGCAGGGCGGCTTGATGCAGGCCGTGGGTGAGCAGAACGGTGGCGTTGTCGGCACCATCGCCGGGCTTCCGGTCATCATTGACCCGAACATCCCGACGACGGACGGGGCATCTACGAATCAGGATGCCGTGTACGTCGTCCACATGCCTGACCTGGTGCTGATGGAAGGCGAGATTCGCACGCGAGTCATGGAGCAGCCGCTCAGCGACACGCTTGAGATTCGCTTGCAGGTGTTCGGCTATTCGGCCTTCTTGGATGAGCGTTACGCCAAGGGAATTGCCAAGATTTCCGGCACCGGCCTGGTGACCCCGGCCTTCTAGGCGCTACGCCTACAGGGGCACCTAGTATGCGGGGGGGCTACTTCGGTAGCCCCCCCGCTTCGTTTATGGAGGAGAGCAATGGGAATGAACGACGAGCAGCGCAAGGCGTACATTGCCGGGCTGATTGAGGAGCGTGCCGCCTATCTCGCCAGCGGCGATGAGTACCGCGCCGGGCTTGTCAGCGAGGAGTTGACGAAGTGGGGCGAGTCCGGTGCCGCACCAGCCGCCAGGGCTGAGAAGCGACCGCGCACCCGCAAGACCAAGGCTGACGGCGAGACTCGCTAGCCGTGCCGAACGCCTACGACCTTACGACCCTGGCGGCAGTTCGGGAGACTCTTGAACTCCCGGCAGGCGACACGTCCCGCGACGCGCTCATTGGCACCATCATCGGTGACATGAGCAAGGCCATCATCAACGAGGTTGACCGCGAGTTCGCACCGGCTACCGCCAGCGCAACGCGCCGGTTCCGGCTGTATGCGGGGTCGCTCATGCTTGACCTTGCGCCGTATGACCTTCGCAGCGCGACCGCCGTGACGCTGAACCCTGAGTCCGCCAACAGCACGACCCTCACGGCGACGACGGACTATCAGTTGGTTCCGTTTCAGCCGCGTGACGGCACCTACCTCGGGATGAGGTTCGCGTCCAATCTGACCAACCTTCACACGTCGGACACGGCGCGTGACTTCGGGTACACCCTGGTTGACGTGGCCGGGGCATGGGGCTTCGCCACCGTGCCTGACGATGTTGAGCGGGCGTGCATCATCGCCGTGACCGCGAGCCTTCGCCGTGACCTGACCGAGTTGGCGCTTGCCGGGATTGACGAGCCGCAAGCCATCGCGCCCGAGGGACCGGCAACGCACGCCCTCCCGCCCGCGAGCCGCCGCCTGCTGGCACCGTACCGGCGCACCGGGGGCGCGTTCTAATGGCGCACATCACCTATGCGTCATCCACCGTCCCCGAAGTCATGGACGCGTTGTAC